ATCACAGCATACTTGGCGGTGATGGTCGAGGTGGTCCAGGACTGGTCGTCGACCGAGAATTTAACGACCAAGCCGGTCCTGGTGGTCGTGACGGTAAGTGTCTTGCCGTGAGTAGTGTAGCCGCCGCCATTGGCGACCTCGTTGGCAGATAGAGTCGTCCAGGTAGCATCCGTGGTCTGCGCTGGCGTCCAACTCGACGTAACCAGGACCATCCTGAAATGATCGCCTGGTGTGGTGTTCAGGTTGATGCCGCCAGTGGCGGTCGACAAAAGACCTGCGCCAAACCATTTCCACGCACCTGCGGCCATCCAAATAACTCCGAGCATACCTCCTCGGTCCAACCCTCGGAGGTGATGGCGCGCCGCGACGGGGCAGTCTTAACGCAATATGCTGGGTCTTACAATGATGCCGCACACAAGCTATTGATTGTCTGGTGCCTCCCGAGGCGCCATCGCGACTTGGCGCCGCGACAAGCGCTGGCCGCTGCCTCGGGAGGTCACGCGGCGGACACGGTCGGCGCCACGCCAGCTGCAATCGCGCGTCCGCGACCAAGCACGAACTCGCCGACCTTGTATGCTTGCGGCCTGCGCACCTGAAAGAAATACTCGTCGCCCATCTGGACGTTGCCGCTCGTCTCGACCCTGACCACATGGCGTCCTGGTCTCGCGCAGACGAAAGTGACTTCCCAGGTGCCCACTGCCGGGTTGGTCAGCTCGGGATCGCCCGTGACGATCTTCGTCTTGCGCCCGCCTGGCTCGGTGATCAAAAACGAAATGAATTCGGGATCGACAGGATTGCCCATGTCGTCGACCACGTCGTAGCCGAGCGTGCGACGATCGGCGATGTCGTAGATAGGGTCGCTCATTTACCAGCCCTCACAATGCCAACGCCGGTGGCGGGCGCCATGGACGCCGATGCCGACACGCTGGACTTCTCGCCATCGGCGGTTGCAGCGCCTTCTTTGACTTGGATGTTCACGGATTTCGAGCTCATGCCGCTTGATCCTTGATGCTGCCTCTGGGGCCTCTGTCACCGAAGCCAGCCCTCGCGGCTCGATCGTTGAACTGACCACGCGGACCTCGGTCGCTCAAAGTGGCAGAAATATCGCGTTGGCGGAAGACCACGACAAGTCCGTCCGCGGTCGCGTCACCTGTCTCTGGGTAGAGGATCGCGATCGTCCCGGCGGCCCAGAACGGGGCCACGCCGCCAGCCGTCGCGTCACCTGGATTTGTGGCAACGTCGCTGCCAGCTTCAATCGTCAACGCGACGCCGTCAGCGGACGCTGATCCAGACGCGGTTTGATAAGTCGCGCCCGCGGCGACTGTGGGGGCGACGCCGGTGGCGGCAGCGGTGCCGACGGTCGGCAGCGCGTGAACGTCTTGACCAGCCTGGACCGTGGGCGCGACGCCAATCGCAGAGGCAGTTCCAGTGCTCGTCGCTAGGCTGGCCGATGCACTGACCGTGGGCGCGACACCAACAGCAGACGCGGAGCCAGCTGCAGGCAACGCGGGAACATGCGCCGCGAAAGTCGGCGCGACACCTGCGGCCGCAGCCGTGCCTACCGTAAGCGTCCGATTGGAGCCGACCGCGATCGTCGGGGCGACGCCGGTGGCGGCAGCCGTGCCCGTGCTCGGCTGCGCGTCGATGTTGCTGGTGACAGATACGGTAGGGGCAACGCCAGTCGCCGCCGCCGATCCCGCAGCCGTAGCCGCCAGAGAGCCTGCAGACAGCGTGGGAGCGACCCCGTCGGCGGCCGCAGTCCCGACGGAAGGCGCGCGGCTGACGGAGGCTGCGAAGGTCGGCGCCACGCCACCAGCCGTCGCCGAGCCGACGGACGTCGCCAAGCTGGAACCGATGGACAAGGTCGGCGCAACGCCGTCCGCAGCCGCCGTGCCCGTGTCGGGCGATACTGAGACCGAGCCGGCAGCCGCAACTCCTGGAGCGAGGCCGTCGGCATCCGCGCTGCCGACGCTCGTGGCGGCCGTGATAGATGCTGTGATGGTCGGGGCCACGCCAACGGCAGACGCCGATCCGGCGCTCGTGGCCGCGGTCGACGATGTCGCGATGGTCGGGGCGGCGCCGGTCGCCGAGGCTGTGCCCGCGCTGGTCGCAACCGTGGAGGATGCGGCCACCGTCGGAGCGACGCCGTTTGCCGCTGCTGTCCCGACGCTGGTCGCGGCGAGTATGGACGCGGCGAGGGTCGGAGCCACGCCCGTGGCGGCAGCGGTCCCGGTGTCGGTCGCGACCGTCGCGTTGGCGCTGCCGGTCACGGTCGGAGCGACGCCAGTCGCGGCCGCATCACCTACCGCTGGCGCGCGCAATGCGCTCAGCGCTACCGTCGGCGCAACACCAGTCGCGGCGGCAGTACCGGTGTCGCTTGCAACGAGGCTGGCGGCGGCAAGCGTCGGCGCGACGCCATCCGCGGCTGCCGTGCCCACCGCAGGCGTGCGACTGATGTCCGCCGTGATGGAGACAGTCGGCGCGACGCCGGCAGCCGCAGCAGTGCCGACGTCAGTCGCGGCAGTGATTGATATGACTGTGGTGACCGAGACTGTGGGCGCGACGCCATCTGCGGCTGCCGTGCCGACCGAGGACGCGGCCGTCGAACCAGCAGCCAGAGTCGGGGCAACGCCCGTGGCCGATGCAGATCCGACGCTGGTTGCCGCCAGGATTGCCGCCGCCACCGTAGGCGCGACACCAGCGGCAGCAGCGTCTCCTACGGAAGGCGCGCGACTGAGGCCGGCCGCGAACGTCGGGGCGACGCCCGTTGCCGATGCCGTGCCGACGCTGGTGGCTGCCAGGCTCGATGCGGCTACGGTCGGAACGACGCCAGTGGCTGCCGCGGTCCCAACGCTGGTGGCCGCCAGGCTGGACGCAGCCAGGGTCGGGGCGACGCCCGTGGCCGAGGCGTTGCCGACCGAAGTCGCCGCTGTCGAACTTGCGGCCAACGTTGGCGCAACGCCAGTGGCAGCAGCATCCCCCAAAGCTGGTGCGCGTGAAGCATGGGCTGCAAACGTTGGTGCAACGCCGGTCGCCGCGTTGTCCGTGACGGCAGTCGCCATGAGCGACGAGGCGGCGAGCGTGGGCGCCACGCCAGTGGCTGCTGCATCACCAACGCCAGGTGTAAGAACGACGTCAGGCGATACTCCGCCGCCCACGAAGGCGAGACGTCGTCTCGTTCTGGTATATTGGCGGAAGACGAACATCAGAGGTTATGCCGTCTCTTCAAAGTAGAGCGTGGCCGACATGGTGATGGCGTCGGCCGGCGCTGCAGGCAGGTTGACCACGACGCGGCTGCTCGGGGCGACGTAGATCCTGGTCTCGGGCGTCCACCACATCTGATAGCCCGCTTGAATGTTCCAACAATCCGCGTGAACCGTGACCGGCGATCCGGTGTTGGCCACGGTGGTGTTGTTGCGCTCGCAAGCGCTGCTGGCAGCCGCGCCGCCTGGAATCAGGGGTGTCGGCGTCACCGAAGAGCCGACCGAACCGCTGACTGTGTAGCCGCGAATGATGAGCACCCGCAGTCCCTCAGCAGCTGCATCGCCATAGTCCGTCGATTGTCCCATCACCAAGCCGTGGATGATCACCCCGGCGGTCGCCGCTGGGGCTATTTCAAACAGATCCTGAGCCGCGCTGACGGCGATGTTGTCGAAAGCTATGCTGTACATCCTGGCCATTTTGACTCACCTCACAAGCATGTGCTGGAAGCTCTTGCGCTTGCTAGCCGCTGGATCAGCATAATGCGGGATGTAGTCTACGAACATCCAGATATCTTCGATTTGAAACTGCGCTCCGGACGTCGTGCCACTGCGGACGCCGCCGATCTCCGCCGCGTCCAACGTAGCCAGACTCAATCCCGTGACCACGGCTGTCTGCCAATATGCATCGGAAGTCGTCACGACCCTCGTGGTGTCGTGATCAGCGGCGCTGTATCTGAAGCGGATCGCGTACGTCCTCGCTGTCCCCGCGCTGAGTTTCGCCACCATGCCAACCTTGACCGCGTTCACTATCGAGTTCGACCCGACTATAGTACTCGTGGCTGCCAATAACTCAGTTTGGGCATTAGATGTGCCAGATGGGCTGATGCACTGGTTGGTGACATTGAACGGTATCTCAGACCACAAGTTGAATGCTGTAGTTCCGCTGGATTTAGTCCAGTTGTCATAGGTAGGTGCGCCTGTCTTACCTGTAACCACGGCACATTTTCCGTCACCTATCCAGTCATCCCCGACGGCCATGTCATCATAATAATAATCATAAGTCGACGCGTGTTTGATGGTACCCACGCCGAAGAAGAAATCAATGACGTTAGCCGTGGTCTCCGTCGTCAAAGTGTCTGCTATGTCAGTCGCTCCGTTGACCCGAACTTGGACTGTCTTTGATGTATTCGCAGTATTTGTGACCATGATTTCGATGCAATACCATCTACCCGTAACTAGGACTGCCGTACCCGTGGCCCGCACAGTGGTGCCGTCGCGGGCATATAAACGCAATATGCCGTCGGTGCCTATTTGCAGGTCACCTTCCTGTTGCGTGGCACTATCCCATCCGCAGATCTCCTCGTTGCCACCAGTCGGAAGCGTGGCCACGTAAAACCCGAACCGGACAGCCCTGGGAGAGCCCGCGGTGCAAGACAACAAAACCCAGCAAGCCGCGGTGATGGTGGAGTTTAGATTCAAGCAATACGTACCGTTTCGCGGATGCGACGTGCTGATGGCGTTGGCCGTGTTGACGTTGGCGTTCTTCGAGTCGAACTCGCCAATGTTGCCACTTTCCACACCAGAGAAATTTAAGAGCGTCATCGTCAGCTTCTAGTGCGAACTCGAATCACGGATTCGGTCACAGCGAGCTGTTGCGACAGGAGGTTTGCGCCGCCAGTTAAGCTCATAGCAGATTGAACGCTGGCGTCGGAAAACTGACGCGGAGGTCGGTGACGGCGCTAACACTGGTCGCCGTGAGCCATGTCGCGGCCGGCACGTCGACCGGCTCGACCAGCGTGGAGATGGTTCCGGTGAGGTTCGTGCTCGCCGCGATGGCGTTCGGGATCAGCATCGACGGCACCCAATCATTAGCGACCGTCAGGTCGTCAAAGTAGAAGTCATAAGTCGCTGTGTTGTAGTTCGTGCCGACGCCGAAGTATACGTTGACCAAATTCTGAGCGGTCTCGGTCCATGTCGTGTCGATGTCGGCAACAGTAGCACCATCGACATTGACCGTGACCGTCTTCGAGGTGTTGCTGGTGTTGACGTACTTCACGTCGATCCGATACTGCGTGTTGATTGCCAGGACCTTCGTGCCAGTCGCCTGCAGGGTCGTCTCGTTGCCTTTGTAGACGCGTAACCTGCCGTCACTACCGACCCGCACAGCGAACTGCAGGGCCGCGCCCTGACCGGTCACGATCTCTTGGGGATCGGTGCTCGGCAATGCCGCGATCCAGAGGCCGCACTTGATCCCGCACGTCGCCCCCGGCGATGTGAAGTTGATCTGCCCCCACGCCGTCGATGTGATCGCCGAAGCGAGGCGGCAGGTGTAGGTCCCGCTGCGGACACCGGGAGTCGTCTTGAGGCTATTCACGTTCGTGACGTTGGCGTTCTTGGCGTCAAACTCCGCGACGTCGCCAGTCTCGAAACCGACGAACCGAATGATCGTCATGGCACCATCACCTGCACCTTGGTCCCGTTGACGCGGCCCAGTAGGCGCGCGACTGCGCCAGCCGCGATCGTGCTCGCGCTCAACGTTACGCCCGTGCCGGCAGACAGCGTGATCGTCCCGCCGTCGACGTTGTCCACTGTGATCAGACCCACGAACTTGTTCACGGTCCAGGTCGCCGTGCCGGACGAGTTTCGCTGCTGGCTGTTGACGTGGTTCTGGGTCAGCGTGCGCGCGCCCGTCGCTGAAGTCTCTAGCGTCCCGGCATACTGTTCGACGTACTGAACGAGCGAGCCGCTGTAGGTAGGCTCGTCGATCAACATGTCCGTGGCGCCCGCCCCGGCGATGCACGTGGCGACGCAATAGCCGCCGCCGTCTGAATACAGGAATTTGTTGTCGGTCTCTAAGTACAGGTCGCGCGCGATAAAGCGACACTGGCCGATCGTGCGGAAGACATCCGCGCGGTTGGTACCGCTCGTGTTCAACTCGACGTCCAGCGCGTAGAACTTATTGTCGTGCATGGGGAGCGCGCCATTGATCGACTGCATGCGGACGCCCGCGCGGTCGAGCGTGGTCGGCGCGCCGTGGCCGATCTGGCCGTGCCCGTAGAAGCTGTTCTGGATGATCCACGCGTTCGAGCCGTCTGCAACCAAGTCGACCGCGTATTGCGCGTCCATCTTGCCGACGGTGACGTGATTGCCGGTGCAATACTGACCGGTCGCGGCATTCATTTGGAACCCGATGTTGAAGCCAATGAACTGCTTCAATCGGACGTAGGAGTTGATCAAGTTATAGCAGCGCACGCCTCCGAACGTCTGGGTGTTGTAGTTCGCCGATCCAGACGTGCGGAACCATAGCACCAGATTGTTCCCGCCAGTGTGGTTGAGGGTCTCGGTGTCGCCGGTGGTCTTGACAAAAACAGCTATGGGCGCGGCGTTGTAGACGACTGGGGCGTCCATGATCACGCTGATGTTCGGGACCAGGGCCGTCATAGCCGCGTTGATCCGGTACCCATTGGCGACCGGGAAACGCAAGGTGACGAAGCCGGCGGCTGTGAGCGCGTTGGCGGCGGCGATGGCCGCGTTGATCGCGGCCCCATCATCCGTGGAATTATTGCCGACGGCGCCGTATGCTTTCACGTTGACCTCGATGGCCTGAAACAGCTCGATCTCGCTCTTGGCCGCGGCCCAGTTGGCCCGCTCGCCGGCTTTGCTGACAGCGGCTCCAGTTGCCGGGAAAGTGGCGTCAATCAAGCTCATGCGGCCTTGTCCTTTGGAGCGAATGCCGACCGATCCGTAAAGCGCGATCTCGCGCCTCGATCAACGATAGTGGCAGAGAAGCCGGCAACGCGCCAGATTGGAGCGGGGCCGTCGGCGATCGCCGTGCCCGTCGCTGGCGTCAACGCCTGCTCAATCCCGGTCGAGAAATGAGGAGCGATGCCGACGGCTGCCGCAGTGCCGACGTGCGGCAGGCAGAGCGCAGAGCCTCTGACATTGAGGGCAAGGCCTGCGGCCGCCGCTTCGCCTGTGCTCGTCGCGATGCTGACGATGTTTGCGAAGCTGGGCGCCAGACCGCCCGCCGTTGCCGCGCCGGCCAGGGGCGCGACGGCGACATGTTGCGCCCCGAATATGGCTGGAGCGACGCCGTTTGCGACGGCAGCGCCCACACCTGGAAGCACAGTCGTGTTTTGGGCCCAGCTTGGAGCGACGCCGCTTGCGGTCGCGGTTACGGGATTGGCGGTGTCGACGATGGCTCCCAGATTTATGACGGACGCGATCCCGGCAGCAGTCGCGTCGCCAGTGATTGGCGAGACCGACCTGTTGCCCGCGATCGCCAAGTCTGGAGCGATGCCGTTGGCGACGGCTGTCCCAGTCGCAACGCCCATGAGCGCGCTGGTCGCCACATTTGTAAGGGAGCCAACGGCCGCCGCCGTGCCAACATCTGCCGCTGCGAGACTGCCTGCACTGAGCGAAAGGCTCGGACCAGTGCCGCTCGCGCTGCCCGCATTCGTCGCCGCGGCGCTTGACGCCGCCAACGTGGGCGCCGCGCCGACACCATCAGCCGTGCCAACCGCCGTTTGCGCGACGACGGCACCAGAGACGATTGGAGCTGCGCCAGTTGCTGGAACGTTTCCGGTCGTGGTCGCGACAAGCGCGCCGGCACTGACGATCGGTGCCGCGCCAGACGCTGCTGCCAGGCCCGCGCTCGTACTCAGCGAGGAGCCGATGGACAGCGTTGGTATCGCGCCGTCAGCCGCAGCCGCACCAGTATTGGTGTCAAGTTGAGCGGCGCCGCTGACGATAATATCAGGCCTGATCCCATCAGCATTCGCCAGCCCCGCAGCTGTAGCTGCGACCAACGATGCCGCCACAGTCGGCCCTGCGCCTGCCGCCGCAGCTGGCCCGACGGCCGGGAGGCCGACCCAGTTGCCGCTGGCCGTCGGCGCTACGCCAGTCGCTGCTGCCGCGCCCGCGAGCGATGCCAACCCGGAAGACGTCGAAAGCGTTGCTGCGACGCCTGTCGCAAAACTCGTCACGACGCTGGGCGCCGACGCGCTGGACGCTGCCAAAGTCGACGCGACACCAACGGCAGCTGCCGCGCCCGTGCTCGTGGCGAACGTCTGGAGTCCAGCAGAGACGGTCGGGGCTATGCCATTTGCGGCAGCGGTGCCGACTCCCGATGCAATCGAGACGCTGGCCGTGACAGTCGGCGCCACACCGGTCGCGGAGGCTGCCGCCAACGCCGGCGCCAGGTCAGCATTGGCGGCAAATCTTGGCGCCAGGCCGGTCGCGACAGCCGTGGTCGCGTCGTCCCAAAGCGTGGCGTCGTCCCAGAGGGTTGTATCGTCCCAGGCCCAAGTGGCGTTAGTCGCTAACGTGACTGACTGCGGTACTAGTTCGAGCTCGACGTCCCATTCGATCGCACCAATTTCAACCGTGTTGGTATTAGCGCTGTGGGTCGTGCTCAAAACCGCGTCGACTGCGACCGCGCCGAGGTCGATCGTGCGCCTTGAGTTACCGCTGCCGCCGACGTTGCCCTGCACGAACACCTGCATGGCAGCGGCATCCCATCCCGCTTGCCAGGTAAAGGTGCCGCTCAAGACAATGCCGACGTCGTTCGTGCCAATGCTGACCGCGCTGATCGGAGTCGCACGGATGGTCGTCGCGCCCTCGCGGATCTGCACTGTGACGGTCGGCTGCCCGGTGCCAGCCGTGAGTGTATTCCGACGCACAAGCACTCTGACCGTTTGAAGCAATGCCCCGGATGCAAGCGTCGTGGATGGGTCAGACAGCGGAGCGTTGCAGCTGACCGTAGTGATATTGCTGGTCGCCGTGATCCAATCGCCCGCGCTCGACGCCGGGTCCTCGTCGATCGCGGTAAACGCGCCCGTCATGCTGACGTTGGTGACGGCCGCGTTCGGACGGATCGTCTGCAGATCGGGGACCTGTCCGACACCAGGCGTGCTGACGATGCGGCATTCGACGCCAGCGCCTGTCAGATCCGAGAGTAGACTTGCGTCCCAGACCCCCGTTAGAATCTGGCCGCTAGTGCTTGAGACCGGGCTGGAGCTAAGAAGCGTGGCGAGCGAAGCCCCGTTCTCCCACAGCTCCATATTGATCGTGGGATCTGACGTTCCTGCAGTTTTCCGAGCCCAAGCGCGGAATGTCTGTAGATTGGCCCCCGTCCGAAGAGCCACGGCTCATCCGCCCAACAATGTCATGTCGACACCAATGCCACGGTCTCGCCCCAACGGAGAGTCATCCGTATGAAGCCATTAACCATGCTGTAGCTCACATTTGTGATGGTTGCTCCAGCGTTGTCAGACCGTCGGCCCGTCCATGCCAGATTGGCGCTACCCAACTCAGTGATTTTGAACGTCACCTGGAAGTCGTGCGCGCCGTAGTGGGCGCCAAGTTGATTAAAAAAATCCGTGCCGAACGTGCCATTGCAGCACGCGAGCCACCACCTGCCGTCCGGCCTCTTGGCGACGCACCCGTAAAGCCTGGGGACGTAAGGGGTTTGCCGCCGGATCATCCGGTCCGCATAGGTGGCGTTGATGTTCGGAGGCCGGTCGTCGCAATGCACCAGCCTGAACAGAGATCCGAGCGACAAGTCACGGTTGATGACCTGATAGGACCGATGGCAGGGCCGACGGGTCCCATTGTATTCTACCAAACCCTGGTCGAGCGCATCCTGGGTTGGGTTGGATGGGATCTGGCTGCCAAAGTGAAAATACACCCCGACACCATTGTTGAGATTGCTGAGCATCCGCGCGGGAGATGTCTGTTCGTGGCCATAGCCGCCCTCGGTCTGGTACATCCCTTGTGGCTTATAATTTGCCCAGGCGTTATCCCACTCGACATTGCTGGCGTTATCTCCATAAGCGTGACCACAGCCAGCCATGACGACATTGGGGATCTTGCCGGCCGCTTGGAGCGCGTTGTACTCGGGGGCACAACCGCTGCCGCTGAAATGACTCCAGCCGTTGGCAATTATCTTGACGTTCGACAACCCATTAGCATTCAGTCGATTGCGCAACTCCTGGCTCTTGTTCACAATCTCAGTATAGCCACCAGCATACACCTCATAAGCATTGCCACCGTCTGGCTCATTCTGAAGGCTGGCGTGGGTCCAGAAACAGCTGCCAACAGTGGCCGCGATCTGATCGGCGAACGAGGTCGGCGTGTATTGAGTGGCACATTGTCCAACCGCGAGGAATCCAGTTATGCCGTTGTTTTTGCAGACCTGAGCGAATGGGGCGTAGACACTGCCGGCCACATATCCACCAGTCCACACCGCGTTCAGCTCGTCGAACAGCTGCACGTGGTTAGCTTGCGCAGCTGCCGCCATCGAAGTCGTGTCGTAGGGGCTGCCCATCGTGAACCCGAACCCGTCCCACCGCTGCTGCGGAGTCGTGTCGGCGAGCATCGCGACCTGGGTCAAGCTATTATCCACGGGCTCGATGGCTCCGGTGGATGCGGGGTTAACGCTCAGGCTGCGGTTGTGGCCGCTCACATCCTGCTCAGGATTGCCGCCGGTGACACGCCAATAACCCCACAGGCTCCCGGCCTGGATGCTGGTCGGCAGCGCGCCGCCAGCCAACTGCGATATCTCGGCGTCGGACAGGGCGATCGACCAGACCGCCACCTCGGCGATGTTGCCGTTGAGATAGAGCGACGGGGTCGTCGTGGCACCGACGTTGAAGTGGTCGGGAGCCGAGGCCGGCGTAGCCAAGGGAGTGGTATTAGTGACCTTGTCGTGACCGTTGAAATAGACGGAACGGCTCGATAGCGACGCGACCACGCCCGCGGCATGGAACCAGTTGTTAGCAGCTGGCCCAACTGTGGTCGCCGCTTCCACAGACGTGCCGGCGTCATTGCGGCTCTGCATGCCGATCGTGCCGGTCGCTTTGGCGTAGAGCATCTGACGTCGGCCGCTGCCACCCAGAACGCCAAAACCAGCGATCGCGTAGTCCGTCGCGACGTTGGTCACCTTCGCCCAAGCGGTGATCGTGAGCGGGTACGAGATGCTCTCAGTCCTGGACAAATATTCAAGGCTGGCCGCCGTGAACGTAGTGACCGCAGGTGAGATCGTCTTGTAGCCCCTGACGTAGTCCCAAAACCACTTGATGCCTGGATCGGAGGCGGTCCCGTACCCGCCAAGCTCGTAGTGCACGCCCGCCTCGCCGGTCCCGCTACCGGCCGGCGGGAATTGCCCCTGCGCCTGCTGCCAAGGCTCGGAGAAGAAGCACATATGCAACCCCGGCAAGCCAGCCGATGGGATCCCGAGCTTGGCGTTGACTTCAGTGTACCAGTTGTTCTTCTGCGTATTAGTAAAGACGCCGGCGGTATCATTAGATGCACTGCGGAAATCCAGTGCATTGTCAAAGATTGGTTTGTTGATATTGTTGGGAGAGCCTGTGTATGTGGCATACTTTGATGCATTAACACCAGGACTGGCCGGGGCGGACGGGTTCCACGACAGGGCGTTGACGTTCGCGTTCTGCCCGATCGCGATGTTGTAAGGGTCACCAAAACCGCCGGCGGCATAGATCCTGGTCGGATCGATGGAATGAATGTCCGAACCGAGCAAACCGATGTTCGACGCCACGCTCAGGTCGAAGATGCCGTTGGTGTCGGAAAAGTTGGTGCTGTCCATCTCGCCGCCGGGCGAGATGACGACGTTCCGCCATGCCAGGAGCTTAGTCGCGACGGTCTTGTGGATCTGGCGAGCGGCAGCCGAGTTGGTCGCTCCAAAGCCCGCCAGGGAGTACCACGTGTTGACGTAGACCACCATCTGGCGATCATCGCAAGCTTGGATGATGCGCTCCATGCGAGCTTGAGTGGCAGCGTCAATGGTCAGACCATCCGTTGAGAATGGACTGCCAGAAGGCCCGTTCGGGCTGCCCCAGTAGAGGCAGCTTGCGCCCGCGTAGGTGACCGTAATGGAGTTGATCCCGTTCGCCTTGTAGGCGTCGAGGTTGTTGATCAACTCGACGGTGAGGTTCTCGGTCATGGCCGCGCACGCGACGCGAACGGCCCACATTTCAAACGGCTGACCGTTCAGGAGCCACGTCCTGCCCGAGATGCTGAGTACGTTGCTGGTCGGCGGCGGAGGCGGCGGCCCCCCTCCGCCGCTGCCCAACTCGCTGGTGCCCGCGGCGCTTGCTGCGGCGGCGACACGGCTCATGAGCGGGTGACCAGCCGCCAGGCAGCGTTGCTGCCCGTGTTCGTGTCGACCTCGAAGATCATGGCGTCATACTGTGCCGCGGTCGACGTGCTGGCCGCGGCGGGTTTCACCAGGGTAGCTCCGGCACCTGCAATTGCCGTCACCAGCCCCGTGCCGTACTGAACGAGTTCGAGAGCGCAGCCCGCCAGCACGTTGCTTCCCAGTGTCACGGTCACCGCAGCTCCCGACGTGCATCGCATGCGCGCAAAGGTGTGATTGCCGAAAGTCGTCGCGCTAATCGTGGTTGAGCCGCCGGCAAGGACGCTGTCGGCGGTCTCGATGCCATCCTTGGCCGCCTGTAGATTGACCCTCAGGTCGGCCTTGATGGAATTAACACCGTCGAGCGGCTTCGTTGGATCTATCGGCATCGCTCACTGCCTCCTTTCTATCACAGCGCTCGCCGTCAGCGCCTTGATCTTGTCTTTGAGTACAGCCTTCAACTGCACGATCGTCGTCGCCGCGTCGATCTCATCCAGCCACGCCTGCGCTTCGGCTGCCGAGGCGAACGCTGGCAGCGCGTTCTGCTGCAGCGACCGCCGCAACTTTACGTCGTCTGGGTCATCAATCACTACGTTCATAGGGATTGCCAGAAGCCACTCGGCCAGTTGACCGTAATGTCGGTGCCGTTGGTCGTGGTCGCGAAGTCGTAGAAGCAGCACGGCACCCCTGTGCTGTCCGCGCCTGACGTGTCGGCGAAGTACGCCACGCAGACCATCGTCAGCGTGTTGTTGAGAGCCCCGCCCGCACTGGTCCACGTCTGCGCCGGGAGCTGCAACACCATCTTGTTGTTCGTGTCGTCAGGCGCCGGCAATGCCGCGAGGCTAATGTCCGTCAGCACCTTGCGTACGTAGTTGGTGAAGTTTGCCTCGCTGCTCGCGGCCAGCATCGACGCCACGGTGTCCTGGTCGACCAGAGTGCCGACCGCCTCATTGGTCTTCAGGAGAATCACTTTGAAGACGCTGGTATTGGGGTCGTTTAGACTGATACGGCGGTACATTTCTGTTACACGCCCTCGCGAGATATTCGCCACATAGGCCGCCATTGTTCATGTGCTCCTTTAAGCTGCGACGTCCAGCGCCGTTTCGGTTTCGACTGCTTCTGGCACTTGGACGGTGATGCTGAAGACGATGTCCAACGCCGTTTCCGTTGCCGTCGCAGCTGGCAGCGGTGCCGATGCATCGACCGCGCTCTCGGTCTCTGACACCAGGTCGAGATTAACCTGGATCACCATGCCAGCGGCGACGGCGGTCTCGGTCTCGCTCGCCGCCGTCAGCTGGCTGGTCCGCTCCTGCCCAGCCGATAGCGCCGTTTCAGTCTCGATCGCCGGCGTCAGCGGCGAGCCCAGACTGACGGCATACTCGGTCTCGGTCGCCGCGGCGAGCAGAGCGAGACCTACGTCCACCGTGTAGGCTTGGTCAAGGTAACGATAGTGCGTGAGGGTCAACGCATAGCGCGCGACCGCCGCGGCCGAGAAGGTCACCACGCCGTCGTCGACCCGGCCCTTGTCGACGTCGTTGACCAAGAACCTTGCCCCCTGCGGCACGCCGGTGATCGTGGCAACCTGGCTCAACGCGGCTGCGATGTAGGTCCTGTCGATGCTGGTGGCCATGGCGGTCTTGGCCGTCAGGACCGCCGGCGGACCGAGATTGACCCAATGGGTATCTCCAGACACGGTTAGGTCGTCGTTCAACAAGACGCCCTCGCCGGCTGTTGCCTGTACTAGTTCCTCTCCGTCCGGGACATTCCCGATCCTCACCAGTCCTCCCGTTGACAGCGCATAAATCAGGAAGCCTGCCATTACTTCAGCCACTGCTGCGCGAGGAGAGCACCGAGTTTGATAGTGGATTGGTTGCCGTTCGTGTTGATCCTGATATTGTAGGTCGTGGAGCCTACATTCGGATTCTGGTCAACGAAGATTTTATTGATCCTGGCTCCATTGCCGATCGGGGAACTGATCTCGCTTATGTTGTGCCCATCACTGATAATCATAGTGGAGGCGAAACCTCCGCCGGCCGTAGAGGAGCATACTAGCTCATACTGAATGATCACGGGCGGGACAAACCCGTTCGACAAGGCGCGGAGGTTAGCGACCAACTGTACGACACCATGGTCGCTAGTGTCGCCGTTAGAGATACCGTATGAACTAGACTGCACAGCCCACCAAGTGGACGACAACGCGCCGTTCCTGATTTTGAGCGTGTCGACGGTCAGGTCCTTGATATAGGACCCGTCGATGCCGCCCTCGAAATCAATCAGGTTCGTGCCGTCGGCACCGTTGACCTGCAGCCCCCAATCGGTGGTGGCCGGTCCGAGCTTGCCCATCCGCACCCGAAGGTGGGGCACGGGCTGGTCGTCCCAGACATTGAGGACGGGGAAAGTGCCGTCGATCGTGATGCGTCCGCCGGTGGCCGCTCCGAGATAAAGCAGCTGCGTGAAAACGCTGCCGGCGAGGATCTTGCTCGCGTCGAGATCAACGATCTTCGCGTTGGTGATCATGGCGTTCTGAACTTGCAATTGAGAAGTGATGATCGCCCTGTCGGTCACAAGTGCCTGACCCGTGATCGTGTGCGCGTAGATCATCTCGCCCGAAATGCCGGCCTTACCGTTCAAGGCTGTGACGTTCTGACCGCCCGGGTACTCCCACACCGCCATCAACGTGCGATCGCTGCGCACGTGCACCGTGATGTCGGTCGTGGCCGTCAGGACCGTTGATAATTCCTGATACGAAACGTAGATCGTTTGGCCGCCCCACGACACGCTTCCGGCGCCGATGCTCCGCGAGTCGGTCGTGCCGCTGACCGGGCGCGTCACGTGGACGCCCGACGCCGTCCAAGACAAAACGTCCGGGGCGCCCAACGCCACCGTGAAGATCGGCGCAGGGTCGAACGTGTAGATCGGCAGGTCGCTGACGTCGACCGTGCCCGTCACGACCTCGATCTCAGCGCTCACGTTGAGATCGGCTGCGAGGTCCGAAAAGGCGTCATAGGCGGCAACCCGCACATAATAGAGCACGCCGGGCAGGACCGGAGCGCCGTTGGCGAATGTATTGAAGGAGGCAGCGCAGGTGTTGAGCTTGCCCAGCAAATTCGTCGCGTCATCGGGCGTGAAGCCGGTCGTGGTACTGGCCCATGCCTTCATGCCGACCCAGTCCGGGTCGGGGGGTATATTGAATGAAACCCAGATAGTTCCGATGTTCGTCGTCACGCTCAGCCCGGTGACCTGCGACGGCGCTGGGTTCTGAACGGTCAACCTTGCCGGGTTCCGGCTCTGCCGACCGTAGGTGTCGACGATCCGAACCTCGATCGTGATCTGTCGGGCAACCCCGCTCAACGATTGAGAAACGACGGCGCTTTGTCCCGCCCAAGCCGTCCCGTCGGTCCATTGGGTGCCGTCTGACCACGTCTCAGTCTGCGGCGCCGAGGGGATCACCACGGAGCCAGACAACGACCCGCCGTCGACGTAGTTCTTCTCATAGCTGTACACGTAATCTGGCGCGGTCACCGCCTCGGTGCGCCTGAGCTGGGTCGACATGCTCGTGTAAATGCGCACGTCCCAATACGCAAAGGTCGGATCGAGGAAGGTCGTGTCGCCCTGGTTTTCCTCTTCCCCGATCTCCGCCGGCCCAGAAAAGCCGGTCATCCGCCATACAAAGTGCGGATCGCGGCCGACGAAGTTGGTCAAGTGGCCCTGCCCGAACAACTGCAGGCCCGTGACGTTCGCGGTGTCGACGATCGTCTGAGGGATCGTCTTGCAATCGACGACCGCCGTATTAGACCACGCCGACGTCAGCGGCAGCCCGTTGTAGACGGTGCCAGCCCTGACTTGGATTTCGTAGATTTCTCCCCACGGCACCAAAAACGAGACGTCGAGACCGGACGTCGACGCCGACGCCGCGGTCCACTCCCCCGTCGTGTCATCCTGGACGCGGTACTGCGCATCGAAGAAGCTCGCGTTCGTCGCCGACGACGGTGGCGACGTGATTATCACCGTCAGTTGGACCATCCGAACTGGGTAAGGCTCCCGCGGCGGGATCAACTCACCCCTGCGAATGGCCACGATCGCTGGCCTCGGCGGCGGCTTAGGCTGGCCTTGCGGCAAAGTCGTGTGCGGATCGTAGGGGTCGATGTCGCCCCTGATCGCGTCCTCGATCTCAGGATGTGCGTAGGGCGCAACTTCAACAGAAATCTCGCGCGGCCCCTTGGGCGACACAGATTTGACTATGACGTCAACCGCGACATCCGACGTCTCGCCGAATTGGAAATAGTCGCCCACCACAATGGGGGCGGTGGCCGGCGAGACCAGCGTCTGAAACAACAGCGAATTGTGGACGCCGGCCGAGAACACGACCCCGACCTCGACCAGCTGGGTGCCTCCGTCCGACGTCGTCGTCGTCACGCGGACGCCGTAGGTCGTGCCCGCCTCCATCAGGACGGAGGCGCTCAGGGTGATCCCACTCACGCTTCCGCCGCTGGTCGAGATGGCGGTTATGTAGCCGTCGGCGATGCCCAGCAGAGCCGCCGGCTGGGTCAGCGAAACCTTCTCCCCGCGGCGGGCGAAGAAGCCGCCGATGTCCATGTCCTGCGTCGCCGTCCAGCGGCGATGCTGCAGTTCGGCGAGGTAAAACCGCCCTTCCTCCCACGCCCTGGCCGGGAAAGTGATGCCTCGGTCGGTGAGGTCGATGTCGTCGAAGATGCTGGCCGCGGTCCTTCCAGACGTGCCGCCCGCGTTGTAGCCGTCGTTGTAAGCGACGATCTCCTGGCGGGTCATCTCGTGCGTCTGGTCGTGAAATGAGATCCGCACGCCGTGCGGCAGGCGTCGATAACTGGCCCGTTTGACAAAATTTGCCGAGTTGTGCGGCCCGATCGCATCGACGTAGTGCGCCTGCGGCAGGTCCTCTATAACGCCGAGCTTGCCGTCGATGGTGTTGTAGCTGGCGCGTCCCGCGCTCGCGACCACCCGCAGGCGGTCGAGCATCGAGGCCTCGTCGCTGGAGACGAAGCCGAAGGTCCGCCCCGCCTGGGCACACCGTTGGTGCCAGGCTTGCAGACCTGCCAGGTCGATCTGGGAATCGAAGAATATCTCACCGCGGTTCGCACGACGGTGTTGGGGAATCGATCGAAACACGGCCGCTGGATTGGCCGTCGGCACTTCCGCCCACTGCGACCCGTCCCAGCTCAGCGCGTACCTGGTGCAATCACAGCTGATGTGCGCAAGCGAGCCCTGGTTGCTCTGGGTGGCTGGGATCTTCAGCGCGATCAGGGAATGTCCCGGGACTCTGACCGGCGCGACGCTCGAATGACCTCGGAACGCCGTCCAATAGAACCCGTTGGTGCTCTTGCCACTGTTGTCACCGCTGTTGTCGAAGCTTTCACGCGTGACCCTTGATTCCCAACCACTTGGATTCGGCGTGACGTCCATGTCGAACAAGTAGCGAGTGGTGTTCTGGGCCTTCTTGGAGACCGTGTGATGATCGACGGTCGTCCATGCGCTGCTGCCCAAGTGGCGAAGCTCGATCTTGAGCGTGACCGAACTGCTGCTGACCTTGCCCGAACTGCTGACCCGAAAGATGCCCTGCGGGAACGTGAATTCCCAGAACAAGTGATCGACGGTCCCGGCCGGCATCTGCACCGTTTGCGCACCGGGCGCGCTGTGGGTGATTTGGATCGCCTGGCCGTGCGGCTCGCTCAGCGCCTCGTAGACCACGCTCGGATACAAAGTCGTCGGCGCATCAGTGTCGCGACCCGAGCGGAGCTGCCATGTGACGCCTTTCATGTCGTCGATCAGCGTGTCGCCGATCCGTACGTTGCTGATCAGGAGCGGCCCGAGACCCGCACTCAACAAGCAGTGCATATACTGGGTAGAACCTTGCCAGGTCGTGTAAGGTTGGGCGACGTGGAGCGGAAATACCTTGTTCCAGCGCCCAGCAACGAACGGCACTAGTTGACCGACCTGGGCGATGCCGTTCTGAGTGCCAGTGAGGGAAAAGGAAGTGGCCTGGCTTGTCGAGTTGTTCTTCGGTGCGGGCGGCTGAAGTAGTCCTCCAGCGACCATGCCGGCACCAGAGAACATGAGCCCGATACCGATTGGCCCGCCGATGCCGGTGGCAAACAGAACCGCGCCGAGCGTGAATAACCCAGCACCGATTCCTAGTTGCGCGCCTTGGCTGCCCTCGGGCGGCTTCAAACGGATGTAGACGCGGGCGCCAGGCTTCGGCCTGATCACCTCCCACGGGAAGTATTCGGAGCCGTCCGCGTGCAGCCGCATCGGCGGGATCGGCGCGCCCTCGTTGATGCTGATGTCGATCAGGTCAGGACAATCACGCGCCAGCTCGGGGACGTAAGTCTCAATGATCTCGCTCAGACACAACCGACTCGACGTCTCGTACACGGCCCGCTCGTCGGTGAGCAGGCTGGGTCGAACGTAGATCGTGATCTCGGGCTTCATCGTACTGCCCGTGATACTACAGTGTCGGGTTAGCCGCTATATCCTTGTGCCGCCAGATGCCGCACAACCTCGGTCGCCACATGCGACCACGAAAGCTCCCGTCCCACAAATCCATGCGGCTGCGGCCGTCTTTCACAACGTGCAGCATCCAGACGTCGTCAGCCACGATGCCGACGTGCGTCGGTTCGACCCGATCTTCACGAAACAGCAAGACGTCTGGGAATGCCGGGACGTCACGTGAAACATCGATCCAATCGCCGCGACCGTTCTCAATCAGCTTCGCCACCAAGGCTCGATCCTCGGGATCTGCGGCGTCGTAAGTCGGCAGGATGATGCCGAACTGCTTGTCATAGACGTGGGCCACCAAACGCCAGCACGACATCTGTTCCCACGGGATGCCCAGGAATGGCAAGAAATCAATCAAGAGTGCTTAATCCAGGAAAATCACTGGAATTGTATCGCACGTTCGGGAAAACCCGGAGCAACAGCGGATTCGCGTAGCCCAACGTCAGCCTTATCGAGTGCTGCGTCAGCTCGGCACTCGACAACGGCAACTCGAACGGACCGATCTGCACGCTGTCCGGCGAACGGGCCAGCACAACCTCGCCCGTGACCGTCGGCTCAGAGGTAAGGCCAGACAACACCTCCTCGATGATGCGGCTCACGTTCTCGATCTCGATCATCGCAGTCGGCTCACCATCCTCGACCTGAGCCGGCGGCGTGAAGTTAAACGCAGATTTGGTGAAGACATGGCCGCGGGACACGACGTTGCTGGTGTTGTTCACCAACCGGATCGGACTGCCCAAAGTCGGATGTGTGATCGTGAGCAGATCCAGAAATACTTCGCCCTTGCCGGTGCGACTTCGCGCCGCCCGTCGCGCGACCTGGTCGGCTGCGCTCGCTGGCAAGCTCCCCGCAAAGCCAGACTCGAAAGCCCCTATGTCTGGGTCGGTGCCAACGTAGGGCAGACCGACGTTGACCCCAGCGTTCACCAGGTCGCTGCCGGAAACCAGCTGCATGAACGAGGTGACGGGCAAGCCGCCTCCCGCCTGCCGCGGGCCAGTCAAAAGAGACACGTTCAAACTGGCAAAATCGGCGTCGCTTACCGGTACAGTGTCCCAGCTGTTATGGTCATGTATGACGTTGGCATGGAAATAACTAATGTCGTTCAGTTCGTGGTATCCGATGTTATTGCGAAGAACCGAGGCTCCAGTGCCGCCGTCCTCGCGAAATCGGTAATTGGCGTAATAGCTGTTGTAGACATTGTTGTTGTAGAGGGTCATGGCCCCGGTGTTGGAATTTTTATTCATGCCGTACAGATTTGAGATCGCCAGGCATTGCGTCGCCCTGTGCGTCAAGCCGATCCCGTTGCCGAAATTGAACCCTCCGCCGTCGCCCGCGATCGTCTCAGTGTCGGGGATGCGCCCGTTATGGACCGACCAGCACCGATCGAACGTGACCGCCGCCGTGCCGTTGAAAACGTCGAACCCGTCATCGGAGTTGTTCCACGCCCGACAGGTCCGGCAGACGTTCCCTGGGCCGCTCGGCGATATGTGGAAGCCGTCGGCGTTCGTGCCCGCGCCGGCGGTCGTGAGAGAATCGTAGTTGTGGTGAGAATCACAGTCCACAATCAGCGTGTTGGATACTGCGGCGTCGACCAAGACGCCACTGCCGCCGTTGTGGTCGGTTTCCAGACGCTGCAGGACGTTGCCCGAGATCGGGCCCGCATCTGTGCCGTTGACGTAAACTCCGGCGCAGTTATCAGTACCTGCGCGTTGGGCCAGGCCCGTGATGCGCAAGTCCTGCAGGGTCCAGTTGCTCGCCCTTAGGTCAATGCCAAAGTTCCCAACGTTGTCGACCGAAGAGCAATCGAGCACCGGCACACCGCCGTTGCCGCCCATCGTGATGGGACCAGGCCTCGTCAACCTGACGCCGAACACAGTGGTGGGCGGAGTGTACGTCCCCGGCGAAATCAAGATCACGTCGCCCGGGTTCGCGACGTCGTGCGCCTTCTGCCATGAGCGATACGGCGCTCCCGAAGAGCCAGTGCCCGTCGTGTCGTTGCCAGTGGTCGAGACGAAGATGTTCGCCATGAAACTAGCCCGGCAATCTCCAAAGAGTGATGTCGACCTTCCAGATGCGGGTGTCGCTATTGACGCCGCTGAACCAGATCTGCCCCGTCGGCATCGACTGGTCCGTGAACTTGTGCCTGATCGAGGTCGTGTCGCCCAGCACGTCCTCGAAACCCGTGAAGTCCTCGGAACCGCGCGCCGCAGTCGTCTCCCACCACGACAAAAACGATTTGTACTGCGCGCCCGTCAGCTGCAGCGCGCATTGTATGATGTAAATCTGATCCGTGCTCAGCGATGCCGTCCGAGGTTCGCCTGCGTCCGTTTTGAACACCGAACGTTGATCCACCATGCTGAAAGCGATCGGCAGCAGCTGAATCTGAGGGACGCTGGACGGCCAGGTTACTGTCATGCTCTCGGCCTCGGCGTGAGCCCGTACACGTTGCGCATCACGCTTTGATGTTCACCCGTGCGGAGCATCTCCGCCGTCGCCGCCCTGACCATCGCCGTAATGACCATTCGGCCGTCCGGACCCCGCTGGCTGGACATCTCGATCGGCGGCGAACCAGTCTGCCGCTGGTCTATGACGCGGAACTCGGGCGCCGCGTTGTTGACCACGATTTGCTGATGGCCTCCCGCAGATGGGCTGTGCTGGCTCAGCATCTGGGTCGTGTCGACCGTGCCCGACGCCAGGTGACGCACCTGTTCGGTGCCGGGCATCGCTGCGCGCGCAGCCGACGCAGCCGCAGGCGCGGGGGCACCGATCAGCGCCAGCATCTGCCGACCAGAACTCGTGGATGCCAGGCGGCGGAAAGCGTCGTTGCTGAGCACCTCGACCTGGCGGTCGGCGACGATCCGCTCTTGCCCGCGCTGGCCGACCACCGTCGGCCAATCGTTCTTCGGCAACCGCGCGAGTGACGGCAACTCCTTCTCCAGCCTGCCGGCGCGAGCGGCATCAGCGAGACGGCCGCGCAAGACCAGCTCCGATCCCTTTTCGCCGACGTCTGCCTTCTGCCCCGCGCGCAGCGGACCGCCCACGGAAAGAGCGGCGGCGGCTGCGCCTCCTCCATCTCCGGCTGGTGCGGCAGCCCCCTCGCCGGCGGGAGCTGCCGCCGCCGGGGCAGCCGCGAGCGCGGCGCTGAGCACGGCCGGGGCGGCCAATCCTTCGAGGACCATGCCAGCCACGGCCGCGAGGCTAGAAGGCGCTTGATTTGTCAATGGAATTGTTGCAGGTACTACGCCAACACTAGGAGGAAGGGTAGCGTGATGGCGCACGAACCCGTCGACAAGATCGCCGACCCGACTAAGGTTGGCGAACCGCGTCAGCTCGCCGACGTGCCCGACGACCTGCGCATCGGACCAGTCATGACCATCGAAGAAGTGTGGGATAGGTTTAACGCTTCGCTGGACGCTTTGCCGATCAAAGAGGCTTTCTTTCAGGCCATGGATCGGGTGGAGATCAGGTTGGACAAGGCGCAACTGCTCGAAGCTCTGTCCGACGAGGTCCTGATCGCCGAGGTGCGCCGGCGCAACCTGCTGCCGATCGCCGGCTTCGCCCAACTGCGCGCCGCGGAAGCCCTCGCGAGACACGTACTCGACCATCCGATGGCCGAGCCCGACATCAACTGGCAACTTGCCCGAGACGTGCTTCGGGAAACTGATAGGATCGAACGCATGTGGCGGCACGGCTTCGAACGAGACAACAGGGAGTAGATTATGCGAATGCTTTGGCATGCCATGCGCGGACGCGGGCGGTATAGTTGGCGCAGTTGGAATCATCGCTGGCGCGGTTGGCGCGTCCATCTTGAAAAACGCAAACGGCGCGAACGACAGGCGCGACGTGACGTTCTCGTATGGACCGCTTGTGGCCCTGGCGAATTCAGTTTCAGTTATTCGCCTACCAACATTCAAGAGAGCACCGTCGACTGGCCGCAGGGGCTTTTCGGTGAAACCAAGGACTGACTCATGCTCACGCCCGAGATGATCATGCGGATCATGAACGAGTGCCTCACCCCGTTTACGACCGAGTGGTACGTCGCCGACGACAGGGACATGACCTTTGTCGACATCGGCGACGGCTGGATAGACCTGATCAAAGCGGCCGAGCTTTTGAACACCGAGTTCTACAGGTCGCTCCATGAGGCCGCGTTCAGCGGCCCTGGGCATGAAGTGGACTGACCAATGATCACGCCCGAGATGCTCTTGATGGCCATCAACGACAGCGGCGAAGTCGATGACAGCTGTTGCTGGCCTATAGCGGGAGATATGCGCAGCGTCCGAATGGACGGGGACTTCGACCTGGTCAAGGCGGCCGCGCTGCTGAACGCCAAAGCGGAACGGCTGCATGCTCTCGAAAGTCGAGGCCGGTTTGTCGCCTCGGCTTTCAAGCGGTCCTACGAAAGACGCTGGCATAGCCACTGGGTCGTGCCGATCCGCGACGTGAGCGCTAAAAAGAGGACCTAACCCATGGTCGAGGACGGCCCCAGCGACGCCGAACTGAACGCGTGGCTCACTCGGTTGAACAGCATGAATCTGGCGGTCGACCACTTCGCTGAGTGCCGCAGGGCGACCGAAGTGGT